CTCGCCTGTGGAGTTAGTGTAGGTATTCCATACGCATTTCTTTGTCACATTAGTTTCGCCCATTAACTCGCATACTGCTTCGTCTATCTTTGATTTATAGCCCTCTGCTAATGTGTCCTTACATGCAAAGGTGACAAGGCGAGTGTCTACTGCGTAGCCTACTGCTATTGATAAGATTATTATGAGTATGGGGAGGAGGTGTTTCATGGTAATGCCCTGTGCCCGTTGGTTGTTGAGTAGGCGAGGTTGTAGACTTGGTTAGAGGTGAAAGCTGATTGCGTTAGAATAACCGAATCAATACTTCCTATCCACGAACGTGATGGGGCATAGTCATCACGACTTATATATAAATCATCATCCTGTGTTATTGACCCATTGGTAGTGCCAGCGTGGTATGTTATAGCCTGCTTTATTCCGTCAATATAAACAGCATAATCATTTGTTCCGTTGCCATACCATACGGATGCAAAATGATGCCATATATTAGTTGCTGGTCGGGCAAAGCCTTTTATTACGCTGTTATATTGCACTTCATATCTCTCTGGGCTGTTATTAAGATATCCCACAAATATATACGATGAGCCTCTGTAAGCAAGCAATGGCCCAAATGGTGCAGTATTAGCATCTATAAACCATGCGGTGAATGTCATGCTCGTCCAACTATTAATGGGTCTATTTCCAACGAGTCTTAAATAATCATCTCCTGCAAACTCATAATACCCATTCGTCCCATCCGCCCTCCATGCAGGGTCAGTAGAGCCTCCGGCTAATGCTAAATGATTAGTGCCTATATATGATGTATCCGCTGGATAGTTATAATCAAATAAGTATTCTGCTACTGTGTTGCTCCATACGCTCGTTGCTCCTCCCATACTTGAATAATATAATGAGTTGCTCCAGCCATTAGATACTGCGGTGGCCCAGAAATAAGAATAATCATCCGCATTTGTAATCATAGAATTTGTATAATATCTTACATGCGATATTTGCCCACCAGCAAAATCATTTCCTTCTCCTGCATCAAGCCCTATCTGGAACACACCATTAGTACCTTTGCAGAAATTGTATGTCCCTATGTACTGAGTTTGTGTCTTTGTTTTCTTTTTGCCATTAACAAATAAGGCAGTATTTGTTCCGCCTATTCCGCCGTATGAAATTGTAAATAATGAATAAGAACCAGCATATTCCCTATCATTAAATCCGTAAGTGTTATAAGCATAGTTATTATACCACGGGCCAGCACCTGCATCGAATAGACCTATTTGTACTGCTCCTGATTGAGCAGTAAGGCTATAGGTATATTGTTTTCCAAAAAATGCTTTTGTAGTAGCAGGTGCTTGCTTCCTGACCCACATCCTTACAGTAAACGGAGAATCGCCATTGGTGGGGTTGTTCAAGTAAAAGTTAGTTGAATTACCATAGGTTATCTTATGTCCAGAACCAAACGAATAATAAGAACTCATGCCATTGCTGGCCGCACCCCACGTAGCACTCGATATTGTTCCGATATTCGTTCCGATTGTAGAGTAGTCTGCTATCTTTCCTTGGGCGTTTGTGGCGGGGGTGTACTGGTTAACAAGAACACTGTAGAGATAAAGAGGGTCAGCGTACCCACCAGACTCCGGTACAACTATATCTGAATAAGTATTACCGTCAGAGCCAACCCGGAGTATGTAATTTGCAGGGTAATAGATGCCGTCACTGCCCAGCGTCCAAGTCAAATTAGTCAGAAGCTGTGCGTGAGCGCAGCTTGCGACGAGTAGACACAGGGCGAAGAGCAGCTTCCTCATGTTTTACCTCGTGCTTACGGGTATAAGATTCGTCTGACATGCGCCATTGACGTTGGTCTGGGTAACGAACTGCAGGTAGTTCGTTCCGCTATTGCGCATCACAAAACTGAAAGAAGCATTGGTCACGCCGCCGGAAGCGTTCATGTGGACCTTGGCAATGTTGGTAACTGCGTTACCTTGCCCGTCAAGACTATTGCTCATATCTACCTGCCACTTAATATAGCCACCCCTGCTCACTATAAACTCACCTATAAGTGACGCAAGGTTGACCTGGAAATCGCCTTTAGTGCTGCTTACTGTGTTCGTCCCATACACAGCATAAGCTGGGCTCTCCGGCCCTAAAGCGCTAACATCCATACCCAAAGCAAAGGAATCCGTGTTGGACGACGCGATATTCTCACGCGACCCGGTATACGTGATATTATAGTTTCCGTTCGCTATCTGTGTAGCAACACCGGCTGTCGACGGCGACGGATTGTACCCACCACCGGAGGCTACGCAAATGACTGCCACCAGAGGTATCACCAGTAAAAAGAAAAACTTCTTCATAGCAGTCCTCCAAAGGTTAGTATGCGCCGTAGATAAAAGCAGATGTGCCTGACGCTGCCTTATGACAAAACGACTCGATAGACGCGTTACCCTGGGCGTCGAAAGTAAAGGTACTTCCAGCGGGTATCGGTATCGCATTACCGGCAGTTATGGCGGTGTTAAGCTCCTGCGTCGCACAGTTCACGAGGACATATATCTTATTGGCCCCGGAATTGTTTATCGACAGAGTATTAACCGTATTAGTCAGTGTGCATTTCTGTGCTGCGGCTGTCGCTGTAAGCTCTCCGCCAACCCCGTTCCTCCACGTAGCGGCGAAACAGAACCCCGCACAGATAAGCAGGACAAGACAAATGTAAAGTTTACGCATGGCGGAATCTCCTTGATAAGATGTCGGGGGGAGGGGTCACCTCCCCCGCGACAAATCTTACTTAGTCTTTCATCGACGCAGCGTCTGCGACGACGGCCCACACGCGGAGTACTCCGGCAGTGAGGGAACCTACCACTGAATCGAATACGATGTCCAGTGTGTCGGATGTTGCGCCTGCGGCACCGTAACCTACCACGATAGGAAGCCCTGCGGCTCCTGCCGGTGATACGTAATCCGTTGCGACATACGAGGTGGATGAACCGATATCAATAGCGGTTATCCACGCATCATCGTCAACGCCGGTTATCCCAAGGTCGACTGTCAGAGCCGTAGACCCTGCGACCGTTGTCATAATCTCGACGCCAGCGTTCAGTATGACCGTGCCCTGCGGCAGGCTTATGCACTGAACGATGTCACCCGAAGCCAGCTCGCCATCGCCCTGGGCGACAAGCTCAGCGCTTATCGTCGCAAGGTTGATAGTAGCTTCGACCATTCCCACTTTGGGACCGACTGCGGGAAATCCCCCGCGTTTCATAGTAACCAGTGAATCAGCAGCTGTTGCCATGTGAGTTACCTCCTATTAGGCTTTCTTAGCGTACAGTGTCCCGAGGGCTTCAGTCTTTACGACGTTGTAGCCGTAAATCTGCAGACCGCGATGGAGCATCCCGAAACCGTTCGGGTTGTCCAGCACCTTGTTCTCTACCAGCTGGGTAGCGAACGTGGTAGCGTCCTTGTGACCGAACAGGAAGTAGTTACCCACGGAAGCAGAACCCGCAAGCAGGTTGCTGCAATACAGGGTAAACCTGTCAATCATTCCAAGCACTCCGTTCCTCATTATGGATGTAGAATCGCCAGTAAGCGATGCGTCCTTGAGGTCGGATTTCTTAATCATACCGCAAGCCCAGGCAGGCATAATCATAAAGCGGCCTGACTCCGGAACGTTCTGCTCGTCGAGAACTGTACCGCAATCCACGATTTTGTCGAGGATGTTGGTCTTATCCAGACTGAAGGCTGTGCCTGCGACGCCGAGGTTTATGTCCCCGGACTTCGCGCCAGCGGTCAGTCCTGCGTTACTCGCATGTACCAGAGCGTATATCGCCCCAAGCACATCGGTATCTATGTTAATCTTCAGCTGTTCAGCAGCGTCGTCTGTCCACTCATTGATGAAACCCTTGATGTCGGTCTGAACCTTATCAAGGTCTTCAGTCACGAATGACCAGTACTTACCCTTGTTGATTGTAAGGGAAGTAGATGTTGCTTCGGGCTGCTCGTTTACCAGGGTCTGACCCTTGGTATAGTCACGGATTGTCATAGTCGGGCGTTCACGTATGTATATGATATCGCCGAACTTTTTAATCTCGCCTTCGTACTCTGTGTTCGTTATGACAGACAGAACCGTTGAGTCATAATACTTCACGAGAAGTTTGCCAGCATACAATGCTGGTATATAACGCATGGTTGTGCTTCCTATGTCCGTCACTCCGGGTGCTACTGGATAACCCATTGTCGTCTCCTATACTAATGTTAGCTGTGAAGTGACGAACAGTCTGACGACCACCTTAGCCGCTGACTATCCGACCCTCCTGCACAGCTGATTCTAATATTGCCTCGCGCTCTGCCCGCTCTTTGTCCCTGCCGCGATACCGGCCACGAGCTACGTCCGAATAGAACGATTTAAGCTCAGATTCCCGTATCTTCGGCTTGGCCACAGGTGCTGGCGGAACCGCGTTTTTATCCGCTACTTTTCCGGGCTTAACCGGCGGACGTGCAGCAGGCTCCGCCGGGGTAACATTACCCTGACTGCCTTCTCCACGCCCTGCGAAGAAAACTTCAAACAGCCGAACCATCCTGGCAGTATCCCTGGAGTTGTACGCATTCTCGCCAATCTGGCGGAAGGTCAATCCAGTACCTGGTTCAACGGCACTCAAGAAGTCAAACCACATAGGGTCCGTCGCGTTTATTGTCTGCGCGTCAGGTATCTTCTCCTCGACCTTATCCCAGAAAGAACTGTCGGAAGTGTCAGCAACACGCTGCTCCAACTCCTCAATCTTGGACAGATAAGGGGCGACCCTCGCCTGCACAGCCTGCTCAACGACATCCTCAGCTACGCCTTTGGCCATCCGGGCCTGCATGTCGAGGATTTCATCCCCGTACTGCTCCCGTTCCTCTTTCTTGAGGTACCGGGAATGACCTGGTTCGATGGGCGCGCTCGGTGCGTCGGCAGAACGTCCCGGCTCCATAGACTCCCGGGTAAGCAACGAAGTCATCTGACTCTGTAGAGCCGATATCTGCTGCTGTAGCCGGGGAACTTCCGCGTTGTACTTACCCCGAAGAGTACTGTACATCTGACGGTAGTCCGGTTCATTTCTTAGCGGCGGTTGTGGCTCAGATTCCGTAGCGGGCGCCGGTTCCGACGTACCTGCTGGCGGAGTCGCATCAGGCGCTGTCTGGCTGACCTGTCTGGTAAGAGCATCAAGAACGGACGGCGCTGCCGCATTGTCCTTGGCTGCTTTATCAAGCATGTCTAAAGCCGCATCTGCGTCTGCGTTAGCCTGCTTTACTGCTGCTGGTATCATTACTGTTCTCACTTTCTTTCGTGCGCCCTTTACTCTGGGGTGTGCACATTATGCAAGTGGGGTTCAAGTTATCGACCTAACGGTCGGGCCCGAAGCCCCGGAAATCTTTCTTACCACGCTATCTGCGTCTCTAAAACCATGTAAGATTCCGTCAAGCACCTGTATCTTACCTTGCAGCCGTAGCAGGTCATCTGTATCTTTAACACTGACCACCTCGGCCATGAGTGCTGACAAAACCTTATCCAATTCCGAAAGTAGTTTAGCAACATCCGGCGAATTCTGCAAGTGCAGACTTAACTCGTAAAAAGAATCAGGTAACTTTATCACAGTAACTCCATGTCTTCCTCAGTTCCTTGTCGCGGGGCAGGTGCTTCGGGCTTCGTTTCCTCTTCAGGCTCCCCGGGTTCTTCCTCAGCGCTCTCTCCCTCGGCCTTTGACATCTGAACCAGCTGGTTAACTGCTTTATCCGCAGCGTCAATCTCCTGGGCGCGGTCTTCTCTTTCTTCTTTGCCTTCACGCTCAGCCGCGTCGAGAGACATCTTGACCTGCGCAAGCCTCTGATTCTCGTCATCCCTCTCGTCTTTAGATTCTTTCTCGGCGGCAGTTACTGCGAACTTCTGGGCCTCAAGCTGAAGCTTACGGAGTTCCAATTCGACCTTGGCTCTGTCGACCTCCGCCTGCATCCTCAGCTTCTCCTGCTCAAGCATAAGCTTCTGCTGTTCGATGGTGAGTTGAACCTTCTTGACCTCAGTCTCAAGCTTAAGGTTCTCGACCTGAAGGGAAATATTAGCAGACTGAAGCTCCGCCGCCTGCTGTTGAGCTGCCATAGCCTGCTGCTGGGCCATCTGCACGGCCTCAGAATCCTGCTTGGCGAGCATTTCAACCGCCTCAGGGTCTTTGACTATCTGCTGGTTGGGTAACTCGAGAGATGCGGCAGCTTCTCGGAGAATAACCGCCCTGCCCTCAAGCCCGATAAGCTTCTTATCCTCTTCGTTGTTGGTGAGGTTGAGGAACTGCATCCGTCTCTCACTCATCTGCTCCTTGACCATGATAGCGACAGCGCCAGTCGTGACCACCTCAACGTCCCCGTGTATTGACGGGTCAGGTATATACTTCATATTCCAATCGAACTGACGACGCACCACGGTTTTGAATATATCCATGTCTATTGCGAGGATGACGCGCTTGATACCCTTCGCGGCAGCGCCCATCAGCATGGAAAGCCCGGAAGATGTACGTCCGGCACCGGCCACCTGGTCATTTCCATAGGAGTACGCAGGAATTCCCGTGTAATCATCGGCAAGTGAAGCAAATCTGTCGTAAATAGCGAGTAACTCGTTGGCGTTTGAGTCCGGTTGGAAGAATCGGACTGCCGGAGCGGCGACGTTACCGGGATTTATCGTCTGCCAAACCTTACCAGGAAAGGCGCTGGTAAGGCTCTCACCCGGAACAAGACGGTTCGTGTCTATCTCCGCCTGCGGACCGGCAGCCATCGACATATTGTAGCAAAGAGAGCGCATAGACGCGTTTATCACGCGCTGTAAGTCGGACATTAGCTCCGGAACACCCAGATACCAGAACGAACCCGGTATCTTACGCCATCCGGTCTTAGAGTACGGACGATTTCCTACAGGGTCGTCGTTAAGAGCGGTGTATATCACCTCTTTACCGACTACAATAGCGTTGATTTCATACTCTCCCAACGGTTCTATCGTGGTTTTATTGATACCCGCGAGTTTTTCGAGTCCGTACTCAATCAAAGTCTTACCTTGCACGGGGCACCAGAACTCAAGACCCTCTACATCCTCACGGAAGGCCGGGTCGACCTTGTCTGAATCCTTATTTTCAACGTCTTCACGCTCATCGCGCTGGGTAACGTTGAGGTCAAGCGTGTTAGTAGAGAAATTTTCGAGCAATCGTTCGATAGCGACCTTATCATACCCGGGAAAATCGCGTAATGCCGACAAATCTGCACGCTTAAAGCTGACTTTTTCAACAAGAGAGCCGTCGTTTACCGTCTCGGCGGTGGGGGAAGGATACAAATCAAGCGGAGAGACCCTCCAGTAGCGGGGACGCTCGATGGTTTTAGCGTTCTGAGTGACCGTTCCACTCTCGGGGTCGACATCGTAGACGATAATCTTCTCCTGTTTCACTATCGGACCCTTCAGAATCCCTGCTTTACTTGTAACTACATCGGAGATGAACATCTCAAACTCTTTGTGCCAGCCTCCTTCGACCATCTGGTCGTGGATTTTACGCTCCATCGAAATAGTACGACTGAGTATTTCCTTCTCGAACGCATCATCGACAGTCGCCATCTCTTCGGCCACCATAGATGCGAACTGGTCAGGCTGTATTGCCTCCTCGGAAGAGTTGAGATTCGCCTCGAGCTTGGCTACTACGCTCTGCTTAACCTGCTCGATGAGGCTCGGGGGCGGGTCGGGGACAGGTGTTGGACGAAGTCCCCATGTACGGTCAGATGCAGTAGACGAATAGATATCAAGAAGCCACGACTCGGCGTGGGCACACTTGACGCTGGTAAGCCCCATGTAAACGTCAGGCATACCTGCGGCTTTTATCTCAGAGAGTTTATCGGGGTCGTACTGATTGTTGCGGGCCCGGAGGTTCGAGAGAATCTGTTCCTGTATCCCGCCACCCTGCTCCTTATAGCTGCGGTTCTGTTCCCAGATACGCATAAGGTATGCAAAGAGCCGGGAAGTCGGAACCGATGGAGCTGCTATCTTCTCCTTCGCAGAAAGACGCGCGGCCTCGGCGACACTACTCGCCGAAGCCACACGCAGGATACCGCCCTCGTACTGAGGTTGCGCCATTAAATCCTCCGGACAAATTTTCGATTAGGGCAATGCGCCGATAAGAGTGACGTTTGTGATAACGCCATAACCTACCCATGTAAGGTTGGTATAGTTATCCATCTTATTGGTTATCACACCTGTCCACCCCGGCTGCACTCCCACTGTCATCGTACCCTTGAAAGTGAAGTTGGTATTGACGACAAGACTGCCATTATGCGTGGCGTTACCAGAACTTGCTGAATAAGCAAGGTTGGTATTAACGGTCAGGTTGCCGTTATGAACGACGTTGCCTGAGCTGGCCGAGTGCGCGATGTTGCCACTCACTGACAGGTTGGTGTTGACTGTGAGGTTACCATTATGCGTGGCGTTGCCTGAACTCGCCGTATACGCAAGATTGGTCCTGATAGTCAGGTTATTGATTGTCATGTTGTTGTTATTCGTCTGCGCCCCTGTAATGACAACCGTCTTCTCGAACACCGCATCGTTCTCGACAGTCATCTTACCGACGGTAAGCTCTTCAAACCTCGCGGCCTGAACCATCGAACAGACAGCAAACAGAACTATCCCCGACCACACTAACGAACTGAACTTCTTCATCTCTGCATCCTCCTTACGTTGTTGTAACGTGTATCCTGTTTTGTGTACACACAAAACCATTTATCAGACTATATCATATCAAACTACCCAAAGCGTGTCAACTCCAAGCACCAAAACTTTTCTTCTCCACACGGCGGTACCCGCCACGACCCCTTAACGACTCGCCCAGCATTCCGATACCGGCATCACGTACAGCGCTGCGAAGAAAACTGCACCCGTACTGCAACGCATCGTGGACATGGGAAAACTCGTTCTTGTCAGGGGACTCGGCAAACCGGTCGCTCGAACCCGATATCTTCATCCGGCGGTACTGGTACCCTCCGAGGAATCCTTTACGCAGCCTGTCACAGGAGGGAGAGAGCTGGAAGCCCGGCTTGCCGTCAATCATCTTCGACAGGAAGAAGGCGACGGCTTCCCGCCTCGGGATGAAATCATTGGTGGGAGCAGCCACCGTATCAAAGCCCTGCATGGCCAGCATCTGCATACAGGTCACCTCGTTGGACTGCGCCCGCTGGTTGCCCGCCGGGTCGCCGACCGACTGGTAACGCATCCCGGCATACTTTTCCTTGGACAGGAAAGGACGCACCGTGTCACGGGCGAAGCGCTCGATACCCATGGACTCCGAGTACAGCTCGTCCAGAATCCTCAGCTCCCCTCTCGGGGTGACCTGCATGATGATACAGGCAGGGGTGAGACCGAAGTCCCACGCGAGGACAAGCGGCAGTCCCTTATACGGCGGGAGTTCATCCTTCGCCGTGTGCATACTGTCGCCGTACTCCGGATACACGGGTCTACCGGTGAACACGCTGCCGTACTCCCCGAGGATGAATACCTTTATCCACTCATCGTCCTTGCCGGGAAGCTGCCTCATGTAATAATCAAACCCTGAATTGTGATGCTCGATGTTCTCGGCCTTCGGCAGTCCGAAGCTCCCGTCATTCGGGAAGTAGATATTCCTGCCGTCCTTGTCCTGCCTCTTCACCAGCGCCGGGGGCTGGACATAGAACACAAAGCCGTCAGGCTTCTCTATTTCAGCAAGCTGGTACCACCAATGCGAATCGTTGGGAGGGTTCGTGTCCATCACTATCCCGCTCCAGGTGCACCCGCCCATGGTCGACTTGTTCGGATAGCGGCCAACGCGCGCCGTCAACATGTCGAGAACCGACTTGCGTATCTCGCTCGCCTCATTGATGAAGGCGCCAGTCAACTCAAGGGAGCGCAGCTTCTTCACATCGTCTTCCTGGTCGAGAGCCAGAAATATAAACTCCGCTTCCACCCGGGTGCCGTCAGCAAGGTTCACGTTAAGCGTCCCGCTTATCGGGCTCGACTTCGCCACGGGACACACCTCATGCGGTATCCACTCTTCAAAAGTCTTGAGCGTCGTAGACAAAAGCTCCGGGTACGTATTACGTATCAGCGCCCAGCGTGACCTGCGCACACCGTTATACGCAGCCTGTTCCAGGGCACGGGTGTATAGTTCCATTATGCAAGCCGTGGTCTTCCCGCTGCCCACCGGCCCCCGGATTCCACGGACAAACCGGTTCGACCTGTGGAACTCCCGGGCAGTGGTCCCGGCCACATACTTAAGCGTCTGCTGTTCCTGCGGTATCGGTTTTATCATCTTTCGGTTTCCTCTTGTCCAGCATCCCGTCAAGGAATTTGTCCCACCACTCAAGGTCGTGCGTGTCCGCCTTCTTCACCGGCTTGTTACGCTCGAACAGGGCAAAGGTCACGTTGTCATCCGACAGCGTGAACGCCCCCACATATCGCAGGCTCAGGTCATCAGACGGCAAAGGGGCTCCTACTTCGTACCCGCAGAAGTATCGCTCCTCCACAGGAGCCTCCACATCCGCGTCCACAAGCAGACACGGCTCGCCCTTCACCTTGATTATCCCGAGCACCACGGAATCCCTCGGCATCACAAGCGCGAACCGCGTCGGGCACTTGAGCATATTAAACGTCAGAACTGTTCGCATTTATCAGTATCCTCGTTGCAGTCTTCGTAGACTTGGTGACAGTCAACTTGTGAAACATAAGCGCGTACTCCCCGTCACCGAGAGTCCTCACATACTGAAGCGCCTGCCGTTTACCTTTGAACGGTCCGTCGATTACCTCGAACTGTGAAGCAGAATCGATGTGCGGGGAATCAATCGCCCGGCACACGTACAGCCTGCCCTTTATCGCTTTTCGGCGACGTATAGGTCCAGCATCCGTCTCACCGCCTGCTTCATCGTGAGCTTGTGCTTCCGGCAAAGGTTCTTCAGGTTTGCGTGGAGCCTTGGTCCTATGTCTACGTTTAACAGCTTCCTTGGTTCCCGCACTGGAATCTTGAACAGCATCCATGGTCCTCCTACTTTACCGCAACCACCCTCGAGTATTTGCAAAGCAGATAATCCGGGTCGGAGGGTTTATTCTTCGGTATAGTAAGGCACGAGCCCATCAGTATCAAAGCATGTCTGCCCGGCTTCACGTCCTTATTCCCGCACTCGTCACCCACCGACACAATCTTCGTCCACTCGCAATCCGCCTGCATCGACTTCTTCGCTGCATCCGGTATCACGATAAGGCCATCCTTCTCCTTTTCCGAGAAAGGTTCAATCACGATATATTCACCTACTGCCTGCATACTCGGTCCTCCTTTACTATGTTGGAGAAAATGTAGCAGGAAATGTAGTTGCTTGTAAAGAGAAAAATTTTAACAGGTAACGGGTGACGGGGAAGGTGTCCGCCGCGTATGCAAGGTAGGGGTACTTAATGACGTCTACCCCCTTATTATCTCGTTGTCCGCTATACCCGTCAGCCACCGTGCCGGTGGCTTCCATAGTTAATTTAAGGCTGTGTTGGAAATGTTTTCCAGCATGTGTTCAAACTGAAGGAGGTCGCGATGGCAAAGTCAAAGGTAGCAGAGAAAGCAAAACCCGTTGCAGTAGATACGGGCGAAGTTGTAAGGGCGTTCCTGGGTAAAACTACGCAAACCCGGGAGTGGCAGGTAGGACTCCAGATAAAGAGTGAAGGTAATGGAGTAATCCTTTCAACCATAGGCTTTGAGGATAAGCCTATGAGCAAGGGAGACCTAACGTTTCAGGAGATGGCAGTCAAGAGACTGTCCACCGTCCTGAACTGCAAGGCCACGGCGGAAACCGTGGTGAAACACCTCGATGAGCTTGTCGGGGAAGAAGTATCCATCGAGCTGTTCGAGGTTGAGAAGGATGACAGGACCTTCCGCAACTGGAGAACCCATTTCAAGAACGAGGGTTCCGGCGGAATTGTAGAGTCCTCAATATCCGAATTCCTGAAATCCCGCTGAAGTGTGACCCCTATCCCCCTCCGGGGGATAGGGTGTTCGCTTGTCCAGTAAATGAAATCCATAACACTAATACCTTTGAGGATGGATTATACAATTTACTGGATAGTGCTAATAGAAACACTAAACCCCTATCCTGTAACGAGTTACGAGGATACTTTAGTCCTGTTTCTATATACGCGCGTGAGGAATTTGTACACAAGAGTGATGGTCTTGTAGACTTACCAGCAGGATGGAATCGGCTGGAAAGTATATGCTCTCATCAAGCTACACTTGCTTTTAGCTCGGCAAGGAAGAAACCGGGATAGTTGGTCGAGACCAACGAGTCCAAGAGCTATAACAGTTCAGGAGACTACAGTGCTCGCACACTGGACGTCTCCCCCCCGACTGGCAGGTTCGCAACCGCCTGCCAGCGGGACCCTTTAACAAACAACAAGGAGGAAGTAGCTATGAACATTACCAAAGGTGTGTTCTGCAGAAACGGCAAGTTCACGTGGTACGTTATGTTCCAAGGAAAGGTTACCCACAAGGGTACCGAAGCAACACGTGAGTTAGCTCTCGCCAAAGTAAATGAGTTGTTCCCGTTCATCCCAATGACGTGAACACAATAGCCCCGACGCTCGTGCCTTAGGTGGTGCGAGCCGGGGACACTTTATCAATGCAGAAATAGTACAAGGAGGACAGTATGAACAGGTCAGCAAAAAGGAGCAGGAGGCAGAGAGGTGATGGCGTAGTGTTAGCAAGCGGCTGGGCATCCAGCCACGACATCAGGTGTCTTGAGATTATGGGATGTAACATCAGCAAGTTACCATCTCTGACAGAAGAAACAGAGGAAGTGGTAACCACACCAACTGTAGTGAACAAATACTTCTCAAAGGAACCCGCACCCGTTAAGAAGACGAGCATAGCAGAGAAAGTAAAGAACTTCTTCAGGAGGGTTATACCGTGCTTATCCTTTGCATAGCAGCACTAATCATCTGCAGTTTCATACTCGGATGGCAAGGGCACAAACTGTACCGTTGTTATTTTTATGACGACGGTTACAGCGACGACTAATCGACTGCGGGCGGAGGCGTGTTACTCTCACGAGTCACGCCTTCGACCTGCAGGTTGAGCACGACACCCTTGTGTTCAACCTTCTGACGGTCAGCATACCTATCAGGATTGCCAGCCTTGAGCTGGAGTGCAAGCAGCTGGTCAGAGTATTCTCTCTCGTGACCTACGACCTTACCTCTGTGTCGTACCGCTCTCTTCACACCCTCGACCGCGCGACGGTCAGCCTCGTCCTCTCTAAGCTTTTGTCGCCACTCTTCACCACGCCTGCACGCCAGTAGGTACAGGTCATAGACTCTCCTGTCTTGGAAATAGAGATTCGTTATATCAGTCCAGCCAATGGATAGCTCCTCACAGATAACACGAATCCTCTTACCCTCACTGATGCTATCGATGACCGATAAGAATATCCTGCGATGTTCCTCCTCGGGATAGACATCCTCAATCACTTTCACTCGCTCGCTCCACTCGACATCCGTTGGCGGAAGCGAGACAACTTTACTCGGTTTCCTGGTTAATGCTTTCATGTTCCCAGTATCCCAAAACCAGTACCGGTTTTCCAGTCAAAAGTTTTGTAACAATCATAACAAAATAAGTTATGCGACGTCACCCTTGTGACACCTTTGTGACACCTTTCCCTCAAAGGTGTCATTGTGTAAACAGTTAACAGTCAGTCAGATATAAAACCTCAATGACACCCCTCAAAAGGTGTCACGAATCTGTTACCTGTTATCTGTTAACTGTTTACACAATATTAGTGACACCTTTTCCCTGAAAAACCCGAAACCGGGAGGCAAGGTACACGAAAAGATTCAACGGCCATTGAACGTTCAATTCAAATTGAATCTTTATCTACCTTTTTCCTACGATTTCAAAAAATAAATAGAAAAGGTGTCACTGATTCTTCATATCTCTTTGGGCCATAGGCCTTTGTCTTCCCATGACACCTTTAGGGGGGGTGTCATTGGCCTTCCATAACATGCTGTCTTCCAGTACCTTACACGATGACACCTTTTAAAAGCAAAGGTGTCACAAAGGTGTCACTAACTCTATTTGCAACGACTTACGCAAACTTGAGAATCGCATGTTTTACCCTCGTTACATTTTTGTAACACCAATTTCTGTCTCATTGTCTCACGAACAATTTTCCTGTCATCTTTGACGGTGCTTTTCCTGTGCGTGTTTTGGTAGGCCAAGTCGATGACCCGTCCTTCTCGAGAACGTCACTGCAAGCTGTGACATGGACGGCTGATTCCTTGGTACCCTCGGACGTTGCGAGCGAGCATGTAACGCCTACTGATAACGAGACCCTGGTAATAACCACTGGTTCCCTTTCCAGGTGTAGGGATAGCTGGACTATCCTTTATGTTTCTTGCCGCAGCCGAGCGCCCAGCACCGAACGGTCCTTTATAGGACCTCAGTAGGACAAGTGGCCAGCGCACAAGCATGACAAACATAACTTAGTTGGATGGACCTGCACGCACAGGTATTATCTTTTACCCCGTCCCCGTGAGCCGCCGTCAGTGTGTCTAAATAACACATCAGACAAATCGGCTAAGCGGGGGCGGGTCTATCTATGAAAGCTAAACATAAAACGAAAGAGTTACCCGATGCCTTGCACCCGGGTGACTTGATAATGTCAGAGAGCGGCACGACTATTGCAAGGATAGCCGTGACAAAAGCAAAGAACGTAGATGGCAAGCGACTGTATAAGCTGCGCTACATTCCAAGCAACGTGACAAGCCCTGTGTTGTTTACTCGTGACGAGTTACACTTTGCAGGGTGCAGGTTACTGTTAACTAACAAGGAGGCAACGTGAAAAGTTTAAGCGAAGTATTCCCGACTGCGACCGCTGGGTTCACGAGGTCAGGCAAGTGTTGTGTTGCGGACGGAGTACCTGCTATGCGGGTAGTATTCCCGTGTGAGATATGCTTTGTCGAGGGACGCTGGTTCCTGTTCTCTAATGACCTGAAGGGGACAACCCCTGAGGGTGACATGAGGAGACTCACGACATTCAAATATTCCTGGTACCTGGGCAAGACGGGCGCAGGTCTCGATGGCGTTGCGCAGTGGCTCGATGTACCGGGGTACCCGAAGCCGGGTCACGATACACCGGTGCCGCCGAAGAGTACGGAGGAACCAGCCATGACGCTGTCTCGATTGCCAACGGATAGACAATACCGGTACCCGGTGGAGTTCTTTCTGTTAGAAGACGTGGCAGGCGAGGCGAAAGGGACTCATGTATGCGGAGAACTTGCGTTCGTGGATTGTGGCTGGTACATATTCAACGATACGATTGAAGGCAGTGAACCGGAGGTCAGTAATCTGGAGGATGTAACTGTGTTCCCGTATTCATGGAGCGTGTTACGTGAGATAGATGTGAACAGGTTCTCGATATTCAGTATAGGGCCGTCGTATGTCTGGCATCCGAAGGTAACACCCTCTGCCATGACAGAGGCAAAGGCAAAGGATTTACCGCACCCCGTGGTGTCGGTAAAGTTGGTTGGACCGCTGGCTTTCCTTGTGCGTAAGCCGAGGAAGAGTCTGCGGTTCTAAGGTAGTACTACAAATAACAAAGGAGTAACAGATAATGGCAACATATCTGGAAGCAATCAGGACCTCGAAAGAGGTGCAGGACGCTCAGGCAACTGAGCTTAAGGCCCGCGAAGCGGCAGCCACATCTCTCATCGCGGTCGTCCGCGTCGAGGGTGCACTGTCGACCATCGAGAGGGAAGCGAACGAGTATCTTATGAAGTCCCGCGACTTCGACATTCAGACCTACCAGGATTACCTGGACAGGATAGCTGAAATCAAGACTCGCATCGCCAACCTCAAGGTGACGAGCGCTACCCTGTTTCCCGTCGCTGGGAAGTAGGATTCAGTAGACAATATACAGGGCACGGATAACAGGGCTAACAGCTTGTGTTCATCCGTGCCCTTTTCTTTTTACGAGGAGGACAGCAATGAGGATTTATTTAGAAGGCATCAGTCGCGGGGAAGCGTTGGCTCTCACACCCGTACTGAACAAGACATTCGTGAGAGTAGCGATAGGTAACACCGCATCCGGTACTCTGGTTGCCTGTATCTCTTTACCGTTAATCGGCATCGAGGTGATAGGTAACGGGGAGTTCCGTAAAGCGGTTGACAATTTGGTGGGGCAGAAGGACGAACTGGGCGACGTGCCTGCGATACTGAAAAGCATAGCGTGTCATCACGCCTGCTTGTACTTCGCGGAGAACGTCGACTTGTTCGATGCGTTCTGCGACACGATGGTACAGAAGGGCAGGAAGGCAGCGAGGACAGAGATACTCGAAGGCCTTAAGATTAACGAAGGAGAGCTATGAAGATAGGCAAGTTGAAGACAGTTGCGGTAGGAGTCATACCTGACAGCGTCGCCCCAAGGAAGGACATGGACTTCAAGCTTGAGGAGATTAGCGTAGGATTATGCCGTGACTATACCTTTAAGAAGGGTGAGTGGCACGAGCGTAACCGCATCCGCTGCCTCGACCAGGCGAAGCGGCAGAAGATAACGATAACCACCCGTACCTTTAACAAGGGTAAGGGGAGCAAAGTGCTGCGGGTATGGGTTAACCGATGCAGTCCTGACTGATAACACTTTCCCACGGACCGGGCAACGCATACACCATGCGTGCTACAGATATAAACGCCCGGTTCCGTGGGATTTAATTTTTACAAGTAACAACAAACAGATGAACAGGTGCAGAAATTGAAGGAGGCAAGGGAATGAAGATAACAGTAGAGCATGAGATACCGGATGAGGAAGATTGCAGTTGTTGCTTGCATATTTCATGCAGTAACTGCTGTAGATTGTTTCTCGCATATATAAAAGCATTTAACCCCTGCCCCGCCTGTATGGAGGCAAGGAAAAGTAAGGAGAAATAGAATGAGCGAGATACCTACACCAAGGACAGAAGCATTTTGGCGAAACGATGAATACGATAAGTTGAGAACAGACCATAAGATATGTGCATGGTCAGAGTTTGCCCGTCAGCTTGAGAAAGAACTCTCCCTCGCCACCGCAAAGGTGAAGGAGTTGGAGGGGCAGGTGGAGGGGATGCGTTCTTCCCTGCAAAAGATAGCCGATATGGATAGAGACTGCGGTGG